CTTCTTTAGCTTATGGTTTGGATAAGACGAACAAAGACATGAAGATCGCCGTATTCGACTTAGGTGGTGGTACATTCGATATCTCCATCCTTGAGTTAGGTGACGGCGTATTCGAGGTAAAATCAACAAACGGTGATACTCACCTAGGTGGTGATGACTTCGACCACGTAATCATCGACTGGTTGGCTGAAGAATTCGAACGAGAGGAAGGCGTAGACTTACGTAAAGACCCGATGGCTTTACAACGTTTAAAAGAAGCTGCCGAGAAAGCGAAGATCGAGTTGTCAAGTACGACTAGCACGGAGATCAACTTGCCGTATATCATGCCGGTAAACGGTATTCCAAAGCACTTGGTTAAGACTTTGACTCGTGCTAAATTCGAACAATTGGCTGACGGTCTGATCCAAGCATGTATCGAACCGTGCCGTCAATCCTTGAAAGACGCAGGTTTATCAACTTCTGATATCGACGAAGTGATCTTGGTAGGTGGTTCTACTCGTATCCCGGCTGTACAGGCTATCGTTGAGAAATTCTTCGGTAAAGCTCCGTCTAAGGGCGTTAACCCGGATGAAGTAGTAGCCGTAGGCGCAGCGATCCAAGGTGGTGTATTGACAGGTGAGGTTAAAGACGTATTGCTGTTGGATGTTACTCCGCTGTCTTTAGGTATTGAGACAATGGGTGGTGTAATGACTAAATTGATCGAGTCTAACACGACCATCCCGACCAAGAAGTCCGAGACATTTACGACTGCCGTAGACAATCAGCCTTCTGTTGAGATCCACATCTTGCAAGGTGAGCGTTCTTTGGCTAAAGACAACAAGTCTATCGGCCGTTTCCACCTAGATGGAATACCTGCCGCACAACGTGGTGTCCCTCAGATCGAGGTTACATTCGATATCGACGCCAATGGTATCTTGAACGTATCCGCCAAGGATAAAGGAACCGGTAAAGTACAAAGTATCCGTATCGAGGCTTCCAGCGGTTTGAGCGATGATGAGGTTAAGCGTATGAAAGAAGAGGCTGCCGCAAACGCAGAGGCCGATAAGAAAGAGAAAGAGCGTATCGATAAATTGAATCAAGCGGATAGCATGATCTTCCAGACCGAGAAACAATTGAAAGATCTTGGCGACAAGCTTCCGGCAGACAAGAAAGCTCCGATCGAAGGTGCCTTGAACAAATTGAAAGAAGCTCATAAGGCTCAGGATATCGCAGGTATCGATGCTGCTATGGCAGAATTGAACAGCGTATTCCAAGCAGCTAGCCAAGAAATGTACAACGCTCAAGGTGGCGGCGCTCAAGGCGGCCCGCAAGCAGATCCTAACTTCGGTGGTCAACAAGCTGGCGGTAACGCAGGTAGCAGCAACAACAGCAAAGACGGTAACGTTACGGACGTTGACTTTGAGGAAGTGAAGTAAGTATCGGTAAACAACGATAACTAACGATAGAGAAGTAGGGTGTAGCTCAATGAGTTACACCCTACTTTATTTTTAACACTTTCTGATGGATTTGCTTGTTTCTCGGATTTTTATTGTATATTTGTACCATATTTGTGCCGCGATAAGAAAGTCGGAAATCTGCGACAAAATATAAACGGATTGAATACAAACAAGTAAAAATCAGCATTATGCCAGCAGCAAAGTTCGAGATAAAGCGCAAATGCCAGGTGTGTGGTCAGGAGTTCATCGCCAAGACCATAGAATCGTGGTATTGCTCCAAACGCTGTTCCAACATTGCCTATAAGCGCAGGAAAGACGAAGAGAAGCGGAATCAGCGATTGGATGAAATTGTAAAGAGCATCCCGAAGCACCAAGATTACATCAAGGTGTCGGAAGCTTATGCCATGTTCGGCATCAGCAAAGATACGCTGTATCGTCTGATACATAAAGGGACTATTTCGCACATAAATCTTGGAACTAACCAAATCCGTGTCAGCAAAGAAGAACTGCTGAAACTCTATCCGCTACGAAAGAAAGCTCTGACAAAACCCAAACCCGTTGCAAAACTATATAGCTTGGAGCCTAAAGACTGTTATACTATCGGCGAAATATCCAAGAAGTTTCATTTAGAAGACAGTACGGTCTATCTACATATCCGTAAATACTCTATCCCTACCCGGCAGATAGGTAACTTCGTTTATGTGCCCAAGAAAGAAATTGATAACCTATATAAAGGGATGAAGCAATGAAGAAAGCGTTGGCCAATACACGAGTTTCAGTAAAACTCCGCAAATCGGAATACCGCGAGGAATGGTACCTGTATGTTGAAGCTTATCCGGTTTTCCAAGCAGACAAACCCACTCCCCAAAGAGTGCGTGAATATCTGAGCCGTACTATAACCACTCCCATATGGGATAAGTCGCGGAATGCCCGAACCGACAAAGACGGCAAGACCACTTATAAGCTAAAGCGTGACTTGAACGGCATCATCCAATGCAAATCTCAATTAGACCAAGAATCGTGTATCTATGCCGACAAGGTGAGGAGCCTGCGCCAAAAGGAATACGATAACGCTTCGCTTTATTCTGAAACGGATGCAGAACAGGCAGAGCAGCTAGAGCGTTCACGTTGCAACTTCATAGACTACTTCGACCATGTGCAACGGTTACGCCACGCCCATAGCTCCGATTCCATTATCATCAACTGGAAGCGTGTACATGAATTGTTGAAAATCTTTGCGAAAGGAGATACCATCCTTTTCTCACAGATTGACTTGAAGTTGATAGAATCATTCCGTATGTTCCTATTGAACGCCCCACAGGGAGGAGGCAAGAAAGGTGTCATCTCGCAAAATACGGCATCCACTTATTTCTCCATATTCAAGGCTGCATTGAAGCAGGCTTTCATTGACGGCTATTTGACGGTTGATATTGGGGCAAAGATCAAGGGTATTCAAGGTCAAGAAAGCCGTAGGGAATACTTGACCATTGAAGAACTGAACCGCTTGGCTCAAACTCCATGCGACCCGTTGTTGAAGCGTGCCGCCCTCTTTTCTGCACTTACCGGGCTTCGTCATTGTGACATTCAAAAGTTGAAGTGGTCAGAGATAGAGGTATTCAATGGTGGTTACCGTTTGAACTTTACTCAGCAAAAGACCAAAGGCGTTGAGTATATGCCTATATCCGAACAAGCATTTCAATTATGTGGTGAAAGGAAGGACGGCGAACAATTAGTTTTTGGCGGACTGCCAGACCCGTCATGGATTAACCGTCCGATAAAGAAATGGGTTGCAGAAGCCGGAATAACGAAGCACATCACCTACCATTGTTTTAGGCACTCGTATGCAACCCTGCAACTCGCCGGAGGAACAGACATTTATACTGTTAGCAAAATGCTTGGTCATACGAATGTCCGTACAACTCAAGTGTATGCAAAGGTTGTTGATGCTAAAAAGGAAGAGGCTACCAAGACGATTAAGCTTGATTTACCGTATTATTGACTATAATTTTATATTCTAAATCAAATTATTAGGTAAATACGTAAATAGTTTTATGTCACAATAAAATATATTGTTGTTTTTCGAAATAATTTTGCATCTTTGAAGGTATAAGACAATAGAGTGTAATTATATGGCAACAAATAAAAACATTAATCGTATCAAAGTAGTTCTCGTAGAAAAGAAGAAAACGAACAAGTGGCTTGCTGACCAAATAGGTAAAGATCAGGCTACAGTGAGCAAATGGTGTACTAACACAACTCAACCCACTCTTGAAACTCTAGTAGAAACTGCAAGAATACTTGAAGTTGATATTCGGGAGTTGCTCGTACCTACAGACAATCAGAAAATTATGATGACGATCTTGTAATAACTAAATCTAATAGAATATGGTCAGCAAATCAATAATAGAAAAATTACGTGAGATATATCAATCTTTGCCTAAGGTTGAACTGGTTGACAAGGGTGATGGATGGGTGAACCAGTATGATTTCTTACGTGCTGTTGGAAAAGTAGGTATCAATTATAAGAATCTGGGGTACGATCATTTCTATGAATTTTTAACAGATTCTGGATTGTTTTCATTCTGGACAGATTTCTCGGGAGAAAAACCTATAAGGTATGTAATTGAAAAAGCTAAGCCAAAATCTCACGAAGAGCAAAGAAGACCACAATACAATCGTGCAGCAACCCAATACGTAGATTCCGAGGAGGTCGTTAAAATCAAACGCAGATTGCGTCTTGAGAACAATCAGTTTATTGGTCAGTTTGCGCCTCAAAGAAATGAAGGTTGGTTTACGATAACAGATATCCGTAATACTGATTTTACAAAGATTGAAGATAAGGAACGTGGTATAAAGAATCTGTCTATCTCATTCAGAAGCAACAAGGAGTTCAACCGCTATGCATACTACAAGTTCACTTGGGTATTGCTTGAAACCGATCCTCTCAAGTTCGGTATTGACTTGCATGAGGAAATAACACCAATTTACCCCAAAGACATTGTGAGCAGTCTTTACGAGGGCATTATGCGTTACCCTGCAGGTGCTGCAAAGAAGATTGCTCGTTCGCTTGATACTCTCAAAAAGCAACTTACACAAAGCGGTAAGGAAGTATTCATCTATGAGTTGCTGCAGAATGCTAACGACTATCCTCTTCGTACAAAAATTGATGGTAAGATTCAACCTTTGCCTGTTGATGTAGAGTTCCATATTACCGAGAACTACTTAACATTCGAGCATACAGGTGAATATTTCAATCCAAAGAATATTGCAGCTATTTGTGATATAAATGATGGCGAGAAGTCTGACAATACCGAAGCCATCGGCTACAAAGGTAT